ACGAAGAGGATGTGTTTCTCTCGTCCTTTTTTTTGCCCCACTCCTCAATCGGTTCGGCCGCGAAAGCAGAAGATGATGTCGTTAGCTCGACCCTCTCTCTCCTCATCGAATGGAGTCGTGGCGAAGATGGAGTCGATCGCCTAGATGCCTGGAACGATGAGGATGATCCGAGTGATCTGGACTCAAATGGCCTTGCGGAAGATGAGGGCGAGTTGGATCCCCCACCACCTCCTCCGCCGCCTCAACAGGGCATCACATCAGGCAAGTCTGCGAGATGCCAGAAGCGTGCACTGGCTGTTCTGCAACAGATGCTCGACCTGCTATCTGACCCGGAGTTCATCGGCGAGAGGAGTCCCGCAGACATACGACGAGCCATCATTATGCTAGCGCTTCTGCTTCGGGTGGGTCGCCAGCAAGGTTGGATGAGGGGCCAGGACTTCTTCACGACTAGTCAGAAGGCATGGCGAGCCATGTTCTTCAGCGGTCACTCAGACGATGTGCGAGGAGAGCTTACTACCCGCTTGGAGCTAGAAACCAACCCCGATGCCTTTAGGGAGGCTCTAGCTACACCTCGGCTTGCTGCAGCCCTGGCGGCTTGGGGCCTGGCTGCACACCAGGAAGGTGATGGGCAAGACCTCGTGTGTTTCGACCTCACCTGTGCCGTGTCAGCGGCGCATCACCCATGGGTATGGCGGGGTGCATCTCTGGAGCGCATAGGCAAGGAACTTCGCCAACTGATTCAACACACCCAGTACGAGGGTGAAGTGGCCATGCTCGATACATGGTGGGTTCAAGTTCAAAGGCGCGGGGCGGCCATTGCAGCCTTTGAGAAGGTGGTTGGTGACAGCCCTACTCAAGCCCTTCGGAGCCGCCTAAAAGCATGGAAGGTTGAGCCTGGGACAATCACTTGGCAGGGAAGTGCGGGGTGGTGTGTGTGTGAACAGCCCGCCAGCACGGATCGTCCAAAGGACAAGATCTCCGTACGCAAGCTACAAGGTGACGAGTCCAGACGACAGTTCGTCTCCAGCTTCCTCGTCCCCCTTGGTCCACTCGTTGATGCCTATAGCGACCAACTCTCAGATGCTGTGCGGTCCGAGCTACACAGCCTTATCTCCGATGTCGGTAGAGCCTATGGGGTTTAATCTTCAGTTTGAGGAACCTGCCTACTTAGCAAAGCTCCAGATCTCGATAGCTCCCGAGTGACCTCATTCATTTTCTGCAGTTTCAAATGCAACAATTACCCGTGTAGGATCGCGCAGGTTTAAAACTTGTGTTTCGTAGACTGTTGGATTACTCGAAACAAACATGCTGTCAGATACTATTTTCCGGTATAGCTTGACTCCCTGTCTGTTAAACGAAGGAAGCTCTGCCTGAAGAAACTCGACTTGGGACTCTAAGCTCAGGGAATCTTCTATCTCCCCCATTTGAATCGCACGCACCAGAGCATCAAGATACTTGCTGGCAAAAGTCTGTACGACGAAATCAAAACCCGGGTCATCTATAGACGGTTCGAGGTACACGAACACAACATGGCTGCAGTACATCTGAGGGGAAGGAACAACACTAGCACCGCAGACCGGGCATTGAAGCTCGAAGTCTCTAGGATCTACCTCATTCGTCATCCACTTCACATTCATCTCAGCCCCAATTGCTATTCCCTCTTTAGTCCGAAGGTCTCAGATTTGAGCCATCAGCATCCTGAAACACCTGCTTTCACGACGATAACTCTGTTATCAGGACGCCCTCCTAAAGCAGCGCCGCAACGTCTATTGCCCGGTTGGCGTGTAAGGGAAACCCGCAAAGGGGGTTGGTCAACCCCGGGATAGCTCATGCGTGTTGATAGCCCGCCATCGGCGAACCGTTAGCCGGCCACGCCTTGCCACGACAGTAAAGATCAACTGGAGGGTCGCCTAAGTCTTCATATTGGGGCTTCACTACAGTCCAAGCTGCCCAAAAAACCATCAAATGCAAATCAAAGCCGACGCTTCGAGTCCTCAAAGAGTATGTAAACACATGGGACGATGGCTTGTTGCATCCAAATCGTGCCCTAAGTACATGACGAATTCAACCCAGGACTTCCACGGGTCCTCCTGTGGCGATTCACAGCGGGTGACGCGGCGCGCCGGTTTTCGATAGTGGGAGAAGCATGAAACAAGTTGCCGACCGTTCCACCCGTGCCAAGGGAATCGATAGCTCATCCGCTCAGGCTAGTGATGATATGTCTGTACCCACTGTGAAGCTACCGAGTGAGCTGGGCTACTGGCCCATTGACCAGCTCAAGCCCTACGAGCGAAATCCCCGTACCCATACCCCCGAGCAAATCAGGAAGATAGCAGCGAGTCTGCTGGAGTACGGCTGGACCAATCCCATCCTAGTCGACAGCGATTTGGGCATCATCGCCGGCCACGGGCGTCTCTTGGCAGCCAGGGAGCTCGGGATATCCTTCGTCCCTGCGATCGAGCTCTCCCACCTGACCGAGGCGCAGAAGCGTGCCTACGTGATCGCAGACAACCGCCTGGCTCTCGATGCAGGCTGGGACGAGGAGCTGCTTGCCGAGGAAATGCAGGCCCTGGACGACCTGGACTTCAACCTGGAGCTGACGGGTTTCGATTTGGACGAGCTGGGATCGCTCATCGAGGAGGAGACTACCGAGGAGGCACAGGCCCCTGAACCACCCGAGGATCCCGTCAGCCAGGCCGGTGACCTCTGGATCCTGGGCGACCACCGTCTGCTCTGTGACGATTCGGGGAACCCAGGCGCCGTGGACCGCTTGCTGAGCGGGGCCACCATCCATCTCGTCAACACGGACCCGCCCTACAACGTCAAGGTCGAGCCTCGCTCCAACAACGCCATCGCGGCGGGCTTGTCGAGCTTCCCGGCAACCCAGGGAACCAGCGAAGCCACCGATGACCAAGAGACGCCCGCCCGAGGGCGCACTACTGCCCGCCGCAAAGGCAAGGCTCGGGCTGCAGGGAAGATGCGCCCCAAGGACCGTCCCTTGGCCAATGACTTCGTCACTCCCGAGGCCTTCGACGAACTCCTGCAGTCCTGGTTCGGGAATCTGGCCCGTGTGTTGGAGCCGGGACGGGCCTTCTACATCTGGGGCGGCTACGCCAACTGCGCCAACTACCCTCCCGTCCTCAAGTCCAATGGGCTCTACTTCAGCCAGGCTGTCATCTGGGTCAAGGAGCACCCGGTCCTGACCCGGAAGGACTTCATGGGCAACCATGAGTGGTGCTTCTACGGCTGGAAAGAAGGCGCTGCCCACAAGTTCTACGGCCCGAGCAACGCGGTCGATGTCTGGTCAGTGAAGAAGGTCAATCCCCAGAGCATGGTCCACCTCACCGAGAAGCCCGTCGAGTTGGCCGTGAGGGCCATCCAGTACTCGTCCAAACCTGGTGAGCACGTGCTCGACCTCTTCGGCGGCAGTGGTAGCACGTTGATCGCCGCCGAGCGAACTAGCCGGCGTGGATTCCTGATTGAGCTCGATCCCGCTTATTGCGACGTCATCATCCAGCGTTGGCAGACTGAAACGGGTCAGCAAGCAACCTTAGAAGCCTCGGGAGTCTCCTACGATGACGTGGCTACCGAGCGAGTAGCTGCGCGAGGAAACTAGGTGTGGCAGCGAGCGGACTCATCTCGCAGCGCGAGTACGCCCGCCGGCGAGGCATCTCACACACTGCCGTTCAACGCGCCATCAAGTCGGGGCGAATCTCGACCGTGGACGGCAAGATCGATCCCGTCCAGGCCGATCGTGAGTGGCAGGAGAACACTGACCAGAGTAAGCCACGGAACCGTATCACCGGTCAGCCCAAACGCACCCGGACGCCCGGAGCACCGACCGAACCCATGGCGCTCCCGGAGGATCCGGCCAGTGACGGTGGGACAGCATCAGGCTACGCCAAGGCCAGAGCGGCCCGCGAGGTCTACCAGGCTCAGCTGGTCAAGCTTGAGCTCGATCGCAAGCGAGGAGAGCTGGTACGGGCTGACGAGGTCCGGCTCGCGGCCTTCGGATTGGCCAGAAAAGCGAGGGATCAGTTGACCGCCCTACCAGACCGGCTCGCGACAGCTTTGGCCGCAACCCAGGACCCAACTGAAGTCCACAAGATACTTGCCGAAGAAGTCGAACGAATCTGCATGGAGATCGCCGATGCTGATGGGGCATGAGGTCTACGAGACCGCCTATCGCGACGGCTGGCGTCCTGAGCCTGATTTATCGGTAAGTGAGTGGGCCGATGAACACCGAATCATGGGCAACCGCTCGGGCCAGGCAGCCCTGCACTGGCGGACTGCAACGACCCCCTACCTGCGCGAGATCATGGACGCCCTGGGCCCTCGCTCGCCGGCGCGGCGTGTGGTCTTCATCAAGGGTTCCCAGCTCGGGGGCACCGAGGCCGGAAACAATTGGCTCGGTTATGTCATGCATCACGCGCCAGGGCCAATCCTCGTGCTCCGGCCCACGGTCGACGAGGCCCGGCGCTTCAGCCGCCAGCGGCTCGATCCCATGATCTCGACGACACCTGTCCTGCAAGCGCTGGTAAAGGAGGCTAGAGCGCGGGATGGGGGCAACAGTCTCCTGATCAAGGAGTACCCTCGAGGGGTGCTCTTCCTGACGGGCTCCAACTCCGCCACGGGTGTCAAGTCGATGCCCATCCGATGGCTCTTCTGCGACGAGATTGACGAGTACCCGGGCGATGTGGACGGCCAAGGAGACCCTATCGCTCTGGCTGAAAAAAGGACCAGCGGCCCCAGCTTTGCCCGCCGGAAGATCTTCCTCGTCTCGACGCCGACGATCAAGGGCATTTCCCGGATCGAACGGGAGTTTCTCCTGTCGG